ACGGCATCATGCCGGGAACTGCTGGCGCAGCAGCCATTGCTTTGCCTTCAGGTGTAGCACCCCCTGCTTGCGGCAAGGTCTGCAACATTTGCAAAATTTCAGATTTTTTAAGTTCTTCCATACCATCAGAGCTTTTGCCTGTTAGGTCGGATAATACTTTAATTGCTGAAATAACTTTTTTGCCTTCTTCTGAGTCAACGCCGATAGCTGGTAATGCGCGTTTAATTAAATCCATCGCCAACCCAAGATTAACCATTGCTCCTTCTTTTGAACCCATTTTTGGTTCTGGAGTGGACATGGGTGCTGCCATTGGGGATGAGGATTCTTCGGTTTCGACTTCTTCCGCTTCGCCTTCTCCCATTTCTGGAGCTTCAGGAGCTTCTTTGCTACCCTTTTGCTCCCCCATGAGGCGCATGATTTCTTCAGATGAGACAGCCATAATAACTCCGTATGAAATTTGGCAATAGAAATAAACAAATTAGAAAGCTTTGTCAAGCTTTATTATCTTTTCATGCGCCCATAAGAGCCTCTATTTGGGCTTCTTTCCTGATACGTGCCCAAACGCTGTACACGATATTCTAAGTTCGGCCCTTTTTCTTCTTGTCTTAATGTTCCAGAAGTAACTCTAGGCTGATCCGCTTTTGATGTGGTTTCTACGCCATTTGCATTCATGCTACCTCCTGTAAACTTGGTGGAGAACTAGGTTTAGGCTTTTGTTGCTGTTGTTGCTGTTGCAACATAGCCATTTCTTCCTGTTTTGCTTTGTTTGTTGCTAGTTTTTCTTTCAACAATTGCTTCATTGGTGGTTCTAGCAAGTCTAGCAGACCTTCTTGGTCAATAGCACCAGCCTGATGCAGACTAAACGCCAGATTACGCAAGTCTTCAGTAAAGATTGGGCTATTGCTATGTGCATCAACTTTAACGATAAAGTCATCAGTAAATTGTTCAGGAATAAAATCATTGCCATCGTCATCTTTAAGCATGATGGGCTGATATTTCTGAATGCACTTTAGGTATAGCGTTGCTACTTTCTCAAGAGCGTCTTCAATAATCAATGCGCGTTTCTTTGCTCTGGAGCTACCAAGTCTTGAGAGCGATTCTGCATGGGACTTGGAGCGAACTCCTGCTTCACCGCGACCAGCCAACACGGGAGTAATACCGCTTGCTTCTGCAAACATTGAGTCCACTTCTCTGATGACTTCAAAGAGATCGTTTGGAATGTTAGGCGCAAGACGTTCGACCTTTGCACTTGGCATATCACTAGCAAGAAGACCGCCAGCGCGATTAAGGGCAAAGTTCTTTTCATCCAAAATACCGTTGAAACCCATCAATGCAGTAGGAGGAGATACTTGCTTAGAAAGCAAATCAAGAATCTCACTCATGCGCTTGTTACGTAGTTCTTGCAAGAATACCAATCGCTGAACTTCGCTCTGACCCCAATAATAATCATACTGAGGATTAGGGCAGAACTGCACAAAAGGCAGCTCACCTTTTAGGAACATTTTTTCGCCCGGACGGTCATAAATAATAACGTCTGGATCAGCAATAGTGACGCACTGGTAGTCACCAATCTCGTCATTAAATGCCCATAGTTCGTGCATCTCAACGGTGTCTTCAGCAACCCTAGCTTTGTAGCGATTCATGCCAGACAAGTCTAGGTTGACGTTACCCTGCATTGTTGGATCAGATTGATTCATGATGATCCGGTCAATACCTTCGGGAACATCGCTAGTCTGTTCGTGGAATGACGTAGTGACGCGCTTTAAAATGCTATCGCGTTTAGGGTGTGCGTACAGTCTGGAATATAAATCTGACTTTGTGATGTAGTAGGTGTGGACTAAGGCTTCTTGTCTGTCTGTGTATGGCGTATCTTCACGCAGCACACCGATTGCACCCGGATCAACCATGTAAGGATTTAAGCTTCCACCGGGGCCAATGATTAACTTGGTATAGGAGGTGTTGTAGCACAGTGACCAGAGCAAAGCGTTAGAGCAAACCTGATCCGTATTTGAGCGCAGCCAGTCATCATTAAGAAGCCGTTGCATGGAGCGAATTTTTCTTTGTTCGCCAGCTTGCACAGCAGCACCTAAATCAATTGAGAAGCGTGTTGTCTCAGCAGAATATAAAAAGCTGCTTAGCTGATCTATGTGCGGATAAATTTTATTAAAGATTGCTGGCGCATCTTCTGGCGCAGAACCAAAAAGAAAGTAAGAGCGCAACGCAGCGTAGTCGGATTTACGTTCTTCTCTGGAAACTAAGCACTTGCCTATGAGATCAAGATAGAACTGCTCTCTCTGTAGAGACTCTGACGGAATTCTCATTTTTTATCCAATGATAAATTGTCTTGGTCTGCCATATAACTCGCCGGACGTGGTGGTGTCAAGTTCCCAACTTGATTTGGCATGATGCCAACTGACTCACCAGCTACGGAAGGGAACATATTTCCCCTCAACAAGTTGCTCATCTCAAGTTTACCACCAGCGCCACCCCATATAGCAGCATCTCCTGCGCGTGGTTCGCGTGGAGGTTCAGGCACACCCTTAGGATTTGGCTTGTTATTGCGTGAATAATACCCTGCTTGACTGTCGCCTTCCCTTGCAGACTTGATATTTGTCATGTTGAAGTCAAGAGCAAGCTGGTTTAGCGTCTTGTCGTTGTGTTTTGTGGTGTCAGACTTCATTCCTACTGGTTGCAAGAACACCATTTGGACGTTTTCAGTGCACCCGTCAGGGCAAACTGGCTCCCAAGCCTCAAAAAACCCATGTAAATCGCATTTATAATCGTGCATAACGCTCATATCTATCTTCCCTTAATTTGCTCATCTAAACGATAATCTGAGTAATCCAACCTGTTTTTTAGCCCTAATTTGAGCTTAATGCCACCATTTTCTACCTGTAAACCGTACCCACGGACAATAACGGGCTTTGGTTTCTTCCTCCATTCGATCCATTTCTGTCCAAACCTAATCATTACGGCTACTTCGCCGTTTTTCCACGCTAAATACGCCTTGGAAACCCGTCTTTGTACCAATTCCGTCATGTGAGTGCGGTCGTAGAAGAACATATCGTCCATTCTGGACTTATCTACTCCCGATAATTCATAAAACAGACGCATAGGTATTCCACGTTTCTTGTCTGCGCGAAACCGCTTCATGATTTGCTTTAATTCCTCTTTAGGAATAATGTAATTGTCATCACTGTCCATAAACTCCTATCCTTTTCAGGTAGTCGGATACCGTTCTTCCTACAACAATCTGCTCTGGCGTACTGTCTTCCTGCGTTCTGCTGACATTCCTTGTGATTTTCTGAGCAATCAAGCGAGGCTGAAGCTGTTCAGCAAAGGCAGCGCAAGCCAAAGCAGTTGCCATTACGCGATCATCTTTATTCCTACCAGATGCCAGAATAGAACCGCCATCACGCACGATGGTTTTCATCTCATCTATCAGTTCTGTAGAGACAATCGTCATCATCCCGCGCTCAAAGTAGTCTTTCATGTAAGAAAGCATTCGTTCTTTGCTGGCAGAAGTAGTCAACCAGCCAATAGAGTTAGACAAGCCACCCATCGTGTCGTTACGCCGCCAGATGTAGTTGCTCATCGAACCCAACACGTCCATCAGTTGATGCCCGGTTTTTCCACCCAAGGCTGCTGCTTGTCGTTTCAGATTGCGTAGCTCGTTAATGACTGCCTGACCGGGGCCATTTACTTCCAAGTTTAGCGTTGAGTTTTTGTATGCGCCAGCTAGGTGGGCAATCACCCACGCAAACTGGTAGGTATTCATCTCTGGTGTAGCAAACTCTGCAACTTGCTCCATACCGTCAGCATAGCAACGGAACACTTGTATGCAAAAGCGATCAGCCCAATCAGAACTGCCATAAGCAGGATCAGCACCAATGACATAAAAAGCTGTATCAATGGGTTCCTCCCAAATCTTCAAGGTTGACATTCTGTCTGTTGATTTTAAAACTTCGGTATCAACAAAGTTTGCCCCCATGCTGTAGCGGTAGTGGTCACACTTAATTTGCTTAGCGATCTTCATCGCATCCGTACAACGGGCGTTAGAGAAGAAGGATGTACCCGTCATGATGAAGGCATAGTCTTCAGTAGGAGGGAACTCCTGATACATCAGCGCATCGTCTTTGATACCTTCGTACAGCTTCCAACGCCACCATGCCATCTGGCGACTGTTGATTTCTACGTTGTAGAGCTTCTTAATATCTTTCGTCCATTCCTTTTCTTCTGGTGTTAGCTTCCCATCCCAATACACTTTGTAGAGATTAGAGTCACCCGGAACAGAGTAGAGTTGGTTACGCCACCAGCCGCAGAAGATAGCGTGTTGAGAACGCGCACGTTTGGCAGTGACGTACATATCATGGAACATATTAAATCCACGCGCTGTGGATTCAAAGATATACAGACGCTTCTCGTTGGTTTCAGCAAGCGAGGCCAAGAGAGATGCTAAGCCTTCTTCATCGCCCCACGAAGACGTTTCTGTTCCGTGAAGGAATGTGATGCCCTTGCCACGACCAAGACTTCCTTTCGCTCTAAGCCCTGCGACTTGATAAAAGATTCGGCTTCTGTTTTTGAGTGCCAGCGAGTTTCTATTGTGTGAAAGTATGGGTATCTTGTACTCTTTTGGTAAACCATCCATATAGGCCGTGAGTGTTCCTTTGAACATATCGCGGTTTTCTTCAGTATCTGTGACCAGTGTTCCATTAAGTCCATTGTTTATGTAGTGCCAGTAGAGGTCTAGGGCCAGAGAAATAGTTGTAATGCCAAGTTGACGGCCTTTTAAAATAACAAAGAAGTGAATGTTATCTTTCAAGCCCTGCGCTATTTCTTCCATCACGTAGGTTTGCGTACCTAATAAACTATCTAGGTTTCGCAAGCCTTGTTCTTTTGTCTCAATCTTTAACTGAGAGCAAAACTTATAAAACTGATTGAGGTTGAAATTCATATCATTGAATTATTTTATAGTTATAGTGTTTTGAGAATAAGTCATACGCTACGTTTTCAAAAAGAATGTCATTTGTCTGTTCTTTACTTAGATGCCATAACATTGTCTTTTCATCTATGAGCGTTCTAAATCTGCTGTGATGACCAAAAATCTTATCTGCGTTATCTAAGTCATGTATCTTGTCGTACAAATGTTCAAACGAAAACAACTTAGCTTCATCATCTGGCGCAAACTTAACGCCTACGGATTCCAACGCAGGGCGCATAAATGCTGTTAGCTGTATATCTTCATTATTAAGTCTTGAGTCATCAAATCTGGATGGCATGATTCCGTTTTTAACTAGCGCAGACATTAGCTTTTTACTGCGAAGGCTAAACCCGCCATTTTGTACAACAGTGACGTTTGGTGTTCCTACCCATTGGTAGTTAGTAATAAACGTATTGTTAATAAGTCCAGCGTGTGTCAGCCCACCGATGTAGTCATACTCTAGCCATTCATCTTTCCAGTTGTCAGCATTTAATGCCCATCCATCATGCTGAACAATTAGGGCGTAGTCTGTGTCTATATAGTTCCATAAACTAAACATACAAAAATTGCTGTAGCCAAAGTAATCTATAGGCGCAGTAATCTTCTGCGGAACATCACAGCTAATATGTCTGTTAGTAATTAAGAGTTGTTTTGATCCCGGCAAGCAAGCCGCTGTTTTACGTAAAGCAGGTAAGGCTTTCATTCCCTCGTTGTTGCCGTAGATAGCTACAACAGTAATGTTGTCGTAGGTTTTAATGTTTTTATAATTCATTTAATCCCCCAAAAGTACAGATCATGCGCTTGGTTATCTATGCTGAACGCATACTCTTTAAAGGAGCTTAAATCGCAAGCAGAGCGAACATCGCCCTCTGTTAAGTTCTTGTAGTATTCACCGCAGTAGGGAGCGTCATACGGGCTTGTACGTGGTGTTCCATGTTCTGCCCTACCTAATGTTGCACAGGAAAAGAAAACTAACCCTGATGACATTCTGACCATGTTGTTAAATGTGGCTACCCATTCAGGGTTGTGTTCAAAACACTCGCAACTTGCTACCACATCAAAGCTGTTATCTTCGCAAACAAGGTTCTCGCCTCTGGCAACCAAATCCACATCTTTCCCCGGCCCAATATCTACACCCACATAAACACATTGCTCAAAGAACTCACGTATAGAGCCATTGATGTTTAGGCTTCCAATCTCCAGCACGTTCTTGCGTATAAAGTAATCAGGAAACTTCTCTTTCAAGCTTGCAACAAACTGCATCTGTGCAGGATGACTCATTTCTTTCTTCTCTCCCCGTCAAAGTTATCCAGATTCCAGTTGGCAATACGAAGCCTAGCCTCTTTGTCTCTAGCCACACGCAGAAGCTCGTCCACTATCTCTGGCCTATACACTTCTCTCCACCCACGCACTAACTCTATCTTCTCAGCAGGTTTTATAGCTTTTATGGCTCTGTTCATCTCATTTTTCAAGATGCGTCTGGAAAGTAATAACTCCTCCTTATACTTATCCGGCGTAGAGTTCTCCATTTAGCACCTTCTTCATTCTTGATAACTCAGACAGACATTCAGCCAACAGGCCAGCAGAACGGGCTTGCTGTCTTCGCAACTCCATCACCAGCTCAGCATGGTTCATGCGGCGTACTTCCTGCCAGTAGTCATCTGCTTCCATATCCACATAGTCTTCATGTAACGCAACAACATTACTCATTCTGACCTCCACACACGTATGCCATCACCCTCACGACGAGCAATAAACTTCATACCCAGCTTCTTACCCGCCCTCCAATTACCGTTCAGTACCACTTGCATCTGCACACCTTCTACGTAAAAGCTTTGCCCTACACCCATCTCTGCATACGGATAACGCCTTACTACCCTCGCACCCGGCATAGGTACAGCATCATCAATAATAACTCCCATATCCTCACCTCTATCCATATCAATACCTCCTAGCCATAATCATATACTACATACAGACGAAAAAAAACCCCAACACAAGGTCAGGGTTAAATGACTACGCCAAGCGAGAAGGGATGCGTAGTCAACACAGAAGGAAAATCAGGGTTGTTGGCACTTATGGCTTGCAAGCAAAACCATCTCCGACTTCACTATACCTCCACAAGCACCAACACGGCTGAGGACTGCGGTCTTACGAACCCGCCTAGTCACTAAGGACACTCCGCTGATCTCACTACCTTCTGTCCGGACTTTCCGGTAGCAAGCCAATCCTCATGCGTCTTGAGACTGTAAAGTTAAAACAACCCCACTGTAAAGTTAAAGAATGGGGTTAGTGGTTACAGCCACTAACCCCGTACAACTATGCCAAAACTTAAGGAGGTTTACAGGCAAAGAAAGAATAGCAGAACATCAGGAAAACATGAAATTTTGTTGGGGAGGGAGGCGAGAAGGGCACGTAACAATCAAGGTCGAAACCCATCGACATAGCCAGAAAGA